AGCAATGACGCAAGCCCACCGCATCATCCGACACCTTGCCCGGGGCGGGACCCTCACCCGACTCGACGCCTGGGACAAGCTCGGCATCCTCGAGGCCCCGGCCCGGATCTCTGAGCTGCGCGCCCAGGGATGGCAGATCCACACCGAGAAAGTCCAGATCCGCAACCGCTACGGCGAGGCCGCGACCATCGCGCGCTGGCGCTACCAGGACACGCCCGGCAACGAGCGCCGCCTCCTGGAGATGGAGCGCGACCAGGTCGTCCGCCGCCTGCGGCACCTCCCCGTCGGATCCGGCGCCCACGCAGCCTGCCGGACCCGCCTCACCATCATCGACGACAGCCTGCGGCAGCTCGCCGCGATGCTCGAAACCCGAACCACGGAGGACGCCGCATGAGCCTCGTTAAAGGGCAGACCATGGCAACCCTCATCGGCGACACCGATACAGGCGAGGGCAGCATCTACCTCGCGGAGGATTTCAGGCGCCAGAGTCTGGTGATGCAGATGGACCTTCTGCGGGACTGGATCGGCATGCTGCAGGAAGAGGCAGAGAGCGTCCACGAAGCCCTCTACGAGCACGGGATGGGCGCGGGGAGGAAGTCGCCATGACCTGCCGCAGCGACAGCTACCTCGCCAGCTACGACGACCTGCCGACCGAGCCGCCCTGCAGCGCCGAGATCGCCGCCCAGGAGTACGGCGGCCTCAGCACCCTCAGCGCCGAGGAGAGCCGGATCCTCGCCAGGCAGGAACTCGCCGAGCTGCAGGACACCCCCGGGGCCTGCGCGCAGATCCTGCGCGACGGCGCGATGAGCCAGGAGCTGGCGCAGCTCCTCATCGACCTCAGCGAGGCGCCGCCATCGGCGAGCCGCGCCACGGCCAACCTGCAGCGCCTGGTTACCGAAAGCCTGCTCGACTACCTGGAGGGCCGCGCATGAACACCGAGAAGCACCCGAAGCCCCGCTTGGTCGCGGCCGAGATGTTCGCCAGCTTCATGCGAGGCGATCCCAGCGAAGCCCCGCTGGAGCGCCTGCCCGAACCGCTGCGTGAGATCGCCCGCACCGAGGCCCGCAACATGGCCGCGCTGGTGATCTTCCACGCCCGCCACGCCCGGCAGGATCCGAAGTACCTCGAGCGCCTCCCGAAGCGGCTGGTGCCGGCGGTCGTGCAATACAACAACGACCGCGCAGACCGGCGCAGGAGAGCCGCGTGAGAACGCTGTCCGCGCACCCCTACCGGAAGCGCCCAGGCACGCGGCACTGCGCCGTGTGCGGCGCCGAGGGGCGCCAGGAGAAGCACCGTAAACCCGACGGGCTGCTGGAGTACCGCTGCCCCGATTGCAACCGCGATAAGCAGGAGAACCACCATGGCAGGCGTTAACCAAGTCACCCTCATCGGCAACGTAGGCGCGGATCCCGAGATCCGCTACCGGCAGAACGGCGACCCCGTCGCCAACCTGCGCGTCGCCACCAGCAAGCGCTGGAAGGACCAGCAAGGCCAGCAGCAGGAGCACACGGAATGGCACCGCGTCGTGTTCTTCGGCGCCGTGGCCGGCGTCATCGAGAGCTACGTCCGCAAGGGCAGCCAGCTCTACATCCAGGGCGAGCTGCGCACGCGGAAGTGGCAGGACCAGAGCGGCCAGGACCGCTGGAGCACCGAGATCGTCGGCCGCGACATGCAGATGCTGGGCGGCCGGCCGGACAGCCAGGGCCACACCGGCAGCAACCAGGCCCCGCCGGCGCAGCAGAGCGCGCCACAGCAGCAGGACTGGCAGAACCAGGACTTCCCCGACGACGACATCCCGTTCTAACGGGCAGGAGGAGAGCAGCATGACAGACCTAATCATGAGCGCCCTGCTGGGCATCGCCGTGACCCTCGCCGTTGGCGCGGGCGGGGCGGCGCTTTGCGAGCGCTTCATGCAGACCTCGGACGCCCTCGCGGCCATGACCACGGTGAGCGGCATCGCCATCATCGCCGGCATTGCCGCCTTTGCCTGGAGCCTGACCGCATGAACGCACTGAAATTCGCCGGCTACGCAATAGCCACCACCGTCCTAGCGACCGCCGGGGTCACCGCCCCGACGGTCCTCACCGCCCTGGGCATTGTCGCCCTGGCCGACTACCTCAGCACGAGCTGATAAGGGAGAAAACCATGCAACGATTCATCACCGCACTCGCCGCCGCCCTGCTCGCCGCCGGGCTCCTGGGCGCACCCGCGCAGGCGCAGAATTGCTACGGCAGCGACAGCTACCGGACCTGCACCGACCCGAACACGGGGAGCACCTACAACACCCGGCGCTACGGCAACAGCAGCCACACGGACGGGTACAACCCCAACACCGGCAGCACCTGGAACCAGAGCACGCGGCGCTACGGCGACACCTCGAGGACCAGCGGCTACGACTCCGACGGCAACTACTGGCAGAGCACGACGCGCAAGCAGCCAGGCGGCGGCAGCCGGACCAGCGGCTACGACTCGGACGGCAACTACTTCTCCTGCCGGACCACCGCGCAGGGCAAAACGACCTGCTACTGACGCCGCGCCCGGCGCCAGACCAGGAGGCCGCCCACCCGGGCGGCCTTTTTCATTCCCCCGGAAAAATCCCGAATACCGCCCCGCGTCCCGCTGCCGTTGAATGGCCCTGACCCCAACGGGAACAGGCAGCATGAAGCGCATTCACATCTTCAAGGCCGGCCGGCACACCAGCAGCCAAGGCACCACGCTCGACTTCAGCGAGGAGGCCCTCCAGGCAGCCGTCGAAGCCTACGACCCGAAGCTGCACGAGGCGCCCATCGTCGTCGGCCACCCGAAGGACAACGGCCCGGCCTTCGGCTGGATCAGCGGCCTCGAGTTCGAGGAAGGCAACGTCGACGCCCTGCCGACGCAGGTCAACGCCGACTTTGCCGAGATGGTGAAAACCGGCGCCTTCAAGAAAGTCAGCGCGAGCTGGTACACGCCGGACAGCCCAGCCAACCCGAAGCCCGGCGCCTACTACCTGCGGCACGTCGGCTTCCTGGGCGCGCAGCCCCCGGCCATCAAGGGCCTCGAGGGCGTGCAGTTCAGCGAGGAGGAGGAAGGCGTCGTCGAGTTCGCCGCCGAGTGGGAGACCGCCGGCATCTTCCGGCGCCTGCGCGAGTTCTTCATCGAGAAATTCGGCGTCGAGGAGGCCGACAAGGCCATCCCGAGCTACATGGTCGAGGGCGCGGAGGACGCGGCCCGGACGCCAAAGGAAACGGCCGACGCGGCCTACAGCGAGACAGGAGAGAGCACCATGACCGAGGAAGAACTGAAGGCAGCCCAGGACCAGCTCGCCGCTGACCGCGCCGCCCTGGAGACCCGCGAGAGCGACCTCAAGGCCCGCGAGGAGAGTTTCGCCGAGGCCGAGCGCACCGCACGCCGCGACGCCATGCACAAGCGCGTCGATGACCTGGTCGACGCCGGCAAGATCGTGCCGGCCCAGGCGCCGGGCCTCAAGTCCTTCGCCGAGCAGCTCAGCGCCGAGGCTACCGTCGAGTTCGGCGAGGGCGATGGCGCCGAGAAGAAGCCGGCCGTCGACTACTTCTTCGAGTTCCTCGAGAGCCAGGCCAAGGGCCCGGACTTCGAGGAGCGCGCCCCTGGCACCGGCGAGGCAGCCAGCGGCGACATGACCGCCGAGGAGCTGGCCGTCAAGGCCATGGAGTACCGCGAGGAGCGCGCCAAGGCGGGCACCAAAATCAGCTACACGGAGGCCGTCGCGGCCGTCGTTAAACAGTAAGCCGGGCGCACCCGGGAGAGGAGAGGAACCATGGCAGCACAACCTGGCCACATCAAGACCTACATTGCGCCCACCGCAGTCGACGGCATGCTCGCCGTCAAGGCCGGCGCGGGCGACGGCGAAGTGGCGGTCGCCACCAACGCCAACGACCCGATCATCGGCGTCACCGAGCAGATCGGCACGCGCGACAACGGCCGCGTGGACGTGATCCTGAGCGGCATCGCCGTGGCGAAAGCCGGCGGCAACATCGCGCGAGGCGCCGCCGTGACGGCAGGCGCAGCCGGCGTCGTGGTGGCAGCGACCACCGACGGCGACTGGATCATCGGCTTTGCCGACCGTGCCGCAGCAAGCGGCGACCACGTGCCGGTGCGTCTCGCGCCGGGTAGCCTGAGCGTGCCGGCATAACGGCGCAGGGGAGAGGAGAGTAACCCATGGCAAACGCACCTTTTAAGACCGACCCCCAGCGCACCGCAATCGCGCTGGCCTATCGCAACGAGGACATGATCGCGGACATGGTCCTCCCGCGCGCCCCGGTGTCGCAGGAGGAGTTCAAGTGGACGGAGTACAACAAGGCCGACCGCTTCACCGTGCCCGACACGACCATCGACCGTAAAGGCAAGTTCAACCAGGTCGAGTTCGGCGGCACCGAGCAGTCCGCGATGACCAGCGATTATGGCCTCGAGGACGTCATCCCGCAGAAGGACATCGACGCCGCTGCGAACGTCAACTTCGACCCGCTGGGCAACGCCACCGAGCTGCTCACCGACCTGGTGATGCTCGACCGCGAGATCCGCACGGCCGAAACGGTGTTCACGGCAGCGAACCACACCAACAAGGAAACGCTGGCCGGCACCGACCAGTGGGATGACGCCGCCGCCAAGCCGCTCGAGCAGCTCGCCGACGCGATGGAAGTGCCGTTCATGACGCCGAACATGCTGGTGATTTCCAGCCTCGGCGCCCTGAACCTGCGGCGCAACCCGAGCGTGGTGAAAGCCTACAACGGCACCACCGGCGACGAGGGCCTGGTCCCGCTGTCCTGGATCGCGCAGACCCTGGGCCTGCAGAACATCATCGTGGCGAAGGCGAAGCTGAACACGGCGAAGCCCGGCCAGACGGCCAGCTACGGCCGCGTCTGGAAGCACCACGCGCTGCTGTTCTACCGCAACCCCTCGGCCATGCCGAACCGGGGCCTGACCTACGGCCTGACGGCCCAGTTCGGTCAGCGGGTCGCGCAGACCCGGCGCGACGACGACACCGGCCTGCGTGGCGCCACGCGGATCCGCGTCGGCGAGAGCGTGAAGGAGCTGATCCTGGCGAAGGACTGCGCCTACTTCTTCGAGAACACGCTCGCCAACTAAGGGCGAAACCGGGGGCGACCTGCTGCGGCCGGCGTCCCCTCAACCCCGACCAGGAAGGAGCCAGCCATGGCAGGTAAGAACTACACGGTCGTCTCTCCCGTCCGCTACAAGGGCACGCTCTACGGCGAGGGCCAGGCGATCACCATCGAGGACAAGGACCTGGAGCCCATCATGCACTGCGTGCGCGCGAAGCGTGATGCGGAGCCACCGAAAGAAGGCGCAGGCGAGGCCGGTGCCAAGGGTGAAGGCGAAGGCGAAGGCGGCGATCCCGCCGGTGCCGGCGCCAAGGCCGAGGCTGCGAGCAAGGGCGGCAAAACCGCCAAGTAAGCATCCCGGCCGGGAAGGAAGCACGGAACGCCGGCCACGCGCCGGCGTTTTTGTTGGGAGGGCAGGGCAGTGGCAGACCAGGACATCGCGGTGCATTTCGAGCCCATCACCCCGGGCAGCGAGAAGCTCTACATCTTCGAGGGCGGCGGCCGCTACGACAACGTAGACCCCTTCACCACGATGATGGTGGCAAGCCCCACCGGAGAGCCCGGGGAGGTCCTCCTGCACGGCGCCCACGGCCGCCTGAGCAACGCCATCAACATCCACATCGGCATGGCGCTCCTCGCGCGCGGCTACACCCGCCTCATCTTCGAGGCCAACATCCACGCCACGGTCAGCCGCTGGGCCGTGAAGGTCAGCGAGGACGGCCAGATCGCCCGCTACCGGGTAGACCTCATGGAGGCAGCAAAGCATGTACTCGACCAAGGATGACCTCATCGCCCGCTTCGGCATCGAGGAGATCGAGCGCTACGCCTGGGACATCGACCAGGACCAGGCCGACGAGCAGCGCATCGCCCGGGCGAACCTGGACGCCGCCGAGCTGATCGACCTCTACATCGGCGCCGTGGTGAAGCTGCCGCTGCAGACCGCGCCCGACATCCTCGTCAGCATGGCCTGCGACATCGCCCGCTACCGGCTGCAGGATGACAACCCGCTGGACGCCGCGAAGGAGCGCTACGAGGCCGCCGTGGCGCGACTGAAGGACATCGCGCAGGGGAAGGCCAGCCTGATCGTTGACGACGCCCAGGGGAGCGCAGGCGCGGCCGTGTGGACGCAGCGCACCGAGGAGGACCGCACCTTCAGCCGCGAGACCCTCGAGGACTTCTGATGGCCGACATCACGCTCGACTTCGACGCCAGCCAGCTCAACGCCCAGCTCGAGAAGCTCCGCAACCCGAAAAAGACCCGGCCGCTGATGGACCGCATCGGCCGGATCCTGCGCACCGACGTACAGATGAACTTCCGGGGGCAGCACGGCCCCGACGGCCGTCCCTGGAAGCCCACGATCCGCGGCGGCCAGATCCTGCGCGACACCGGCCGCCTGCGCAACAGCATCGACTACCGCGTCCAGGGCGACGACGAGGTCCGCATCGGCACCAACCTCATCTACGCGCGCACGCATCAATTCGGCGCCACCATCACCGCGAAGAACGCGGCCTACCTGCGCTTCGTGGTCGGCGGGAAGTTCGTGCAGAAGAAAAGCGTGGAGATTCCGGCCCGGCCGTTCATGGGCCTCGCGGATCCCCAGCTCGCCAAGATCAACGCCGCCATCGACGCCTGGATCGACACCCTCCAGGCGTAAGGAAAAATCCCGAATACCACGCCCAGCCCCCAGCCATAACACTAGCCCCAGGACGATGCGAGGGCCCTCATGGGAACGCTGAACCAGGCACTAACCGAGGTCACCGCCGGCATCGCTGCCGGCCTGGACGATGACATCGAAGTGCGGCACCACCCGGGGCGGTTCACCGAGGACGAACTCGGCCGCATCCTAACGAAACACAAGGCAGTGCGCGTGGCCATTGAGGCCATCGAAAGCATGAGGGTCGAGGGAACGGGCCTGCGCGAGGCGAACGTCCGCTTTGCGGCCCTGGTGATTTGCAGCGACCGGCGCGGCGAGGATCGCCACGAGACCGCACTGCAGATCGTCGAGGACCTGCTGGCCCTGCTGCCCATGAACCGCTGGGGCAGCGACCAGTTCAGGGCCCTGCTGCCGGCGAGCATAGAGATCCAGAATCTCTACAACGGCGACATCAACGGCAAAGGCATCGCGTTTTGGGCCGTCACCTGGACCCAAGGCATCCGACAAGTGGAGGAGTAGAGCATGGCACGCGTAGATCGCAGCTACATCGGCAAAGGGCCGCTGTATTTCAAGGTTAAAGGCGAGGACGGCGGCCTGTTCCCGATCGGGAACTGCTCCAACCTCGAGGTCAGCTTCGACGAGGAGGAGCAAAGCCTCCCCGACTACACCAGCGCAGGGGGCGGCAACGCCAACATCCTGAAGCGGATCTCCGACTTCTCCGGGACGATCGTCGCCCACGACTTCAGCGCCGACAACCTGGCGCTGGCGCTGCGCGGCGCCGTGGCCTCCGTCGCCCAGGGCGGCAGCGTGGCAGACGAGGCGCACAGCACGAACGGCACCGACGGCGAGTTCATCCCGTTCGACCACATCCGTGACCCGGCCGAGAACCTGACCGTCGTTAAGACCGACAACACCCCCCTCAGCGAGGGCACGGACTACTCGGTCGAGAACAACGGCATCCTGGTGATCGGCACCGGCGACATCGACACCACCGGCATCAAGGTGAGCTACACGAAGGACAAGGCCGAGATCACCGAGGCCCTGACCGGCGCCGGCCTGGAGTACGAGATCGTCTTCAACGGCATCAACGAGGCGCAGGGCGGCAAGCCGGTGCAGATCCGCTTCCACCGCGTGAAGTTCAGCCCCGCCCAGGGCCTGTCGTTCATCGGCGACGACTTCGGCGAGATCAGCATGGACTTCGAGGTGCTGTCCGACACCACGATCGTGGGCGCCGGCATTTCCAAGTTCATGAAGATCAGCCAGGGCCTGTAAGCCCGGGCCACCCGGCAACCCCTCGCGGCGTAGGTTGGGAGACTCCTGCGCCGCCCTCCAGGCGGCCCCATCGGCCGCCTTTTTTTTATCCGCAGGCAGGTAGCCCATGGCACTGAAAGACACCGCCCTCAACATCGTCATCCGCGCGAAGGACCTGACCAAGGGCACGCTGTCGCGCTTCCGCAACGAGCTGGACAAGGCGAACCGCAGCGCCGAGGCCAGCAACAGCAGCCTGAAGCGCCTCGCCCGGGCGTTCGCCGGCGTGGTGGCCGCCGCCGGTGGCTTCATCGCCGTCCGGTCCGGCCTGACGGCGGTCCTGCGAACCGGCGACCAGTTCGAGAAGCTGGCGCTGCAGCTCGAGGCCGTCATGGGCAGCCTCGAGGAGGGCGAGCGCGCCACCGAGTGGATCGTCGACTTCACGAAGCGCACGCCGCTGCAGCTCGAGCAGGTCACCGAGGCGTTCATCCAGCTCAAGAACTTCGGCCTGGATCCGCAGAGCGGCGTCCTGCAGGCCATCGTCGATCAGAATGAGAAGCTCGGCGGCGGCTACGAGCGCCTCATCGGCATCACCCGGGCCCTCGGCCAGGCGCAGGCCAAGCAGCGCCTCCAGGGCGAGGAGATCCTGCAGCTCGTCGAGCGCGGCGTCCCCGTCTACGAGCTGCTCGCCGAGGTCACCGGCAAGAACGGCATCGAGCTGCAGAAGATGCAGGAGCAGGGCCAGCTCACCACGGACGTCATCAACGACCTCATCATGGCGATGGGCGATGCCGCCACCGGCGCCGCCGCCCGCAACATGGACACGCTGAGCGGCATCGTCTCGAACCTCCGCGACGAGTGGACGCTGTGGCTCAAGCAGGTCGCCGACGCCGGCACCCTGGACTACTTCAAGGGCCAGCTCGCCGCCCTGAAAACCGAGATCGGTAGCCTCGCCGCCGAGGGCACCCTGCAGAAGTGGGCCAAGCAGACCAGCGACGGCATCGTCGCCGTCGCCGAGGCCCTGAAGTCCGGCGTGACCTTCATCGCCAGCTACAGCAAGGAACTGGCGCTGCTGGCCAAGGCCTTCATCGCCATCAAGGCCGCGCAGCTCGCCGGCGACGTCGTCCGCGTCGGCGCCAACATGCTGGTCGCCGCGACCCGCACCAAGGTGTTCACGGGCAGCGTGCGCTCAGCCGCCGCCGCCGTCGGCAGCCTGCAGCTCGCCGTTTCCGGCCTCGGCACCTTCCTGGCCGGCTGGCAGATCGGCACCTACCTGCGCGAGAAGTTCGTGGAGGTCGAGCGCCTGAGCTACGCCCTGGTCGGCGGCCTGATGAAGTCCTGGGAGCGTCTGCGCTTCGGCTGGGAGGCCGTGAAGGCCGCCTTCACCACGGACACCATCGAGGACGCCCAGGGCCGGATGGCGGCGCGCATCGCCGAGATCGACGAATCCATGCGGGTCCTTATGGACACCGCCGATCAGACCGGCGACGCGCTGGGCGGCATCGGCGACAAGGCGGGCGACAGCATCGGCGAGATCGTGGATCTCACCAAGCTCGCCGGCAGCAGCCTGGCGCAGGCCGGCAAGGACGCGGAGACCGCGCTGAAGGGGGCCTTCGACACGCTCGACGGCGACCTCCAGAAAGCCGAGACCGGGATCAGCAAGGTCGGCCAGGAATCGATCGACGCCTTCAACGCCGTGCGGGCCGCCGTGGCCGACACCGGCGCCACCGCCGAGCAGCAGGCGCAGATCGTCAGCGACGCCTTCCTGGCGGCCTTCGAGAAGATCGAGACCGAGGCGGGCCGGGAGGCGCTGCTGGCCGGCCTTCGCGCCGCCGTCCGGGACGGCATCATCGACCTGGCGGCGTTCAACGACCTGCTCGACCAGGTCGGCCTGACCGCGCTGGGCGCCGAGAAGGGTCTCGACGGCGTCGGCGACAGCGCCCAGGAGGCCGCCGGCAAGGTCCGTGAGCTGGGCAGCGCGGCGAAGGAAGCCGGCGAGGAGGTCGAGGCCAGCGCCAGCCGGGGCGGCGGCGCCTACGCGATCCTCACCGGGGCGATTGCCGGCTACACCGAGCAGGTCGCCGCCCTGAGCGACCGCGCACGCGCGAAGTTCGTGGAGCTGGCGACGGGCGTGAAGGGCGCCGGCGACGTCACCACCGGCCTAAGTGCCCGGCTGGCCGAGGTCACGCAGCGCATCAAGGACATCCGGATCCAGGGCCTCAAGACCTTCGACGCCACCGGCCTGCAAGGCGCCCTGCAGAAGCTCGGGACCAGCGCCGCCGAGGTGGAAAAGCGCTTCATCGAGCAGAAGCTGTCGCTGCAGGGCCTCGGCGAGCAATACGAGCGGGGCGCGCTGTCGGCCGAGCAGTTCGTGAACCAGGGCGAGGCGGCGATCCGCGCCGCCGACGTGCTGGACAGCCAGACCCTCGACCAGTTCCGGGGCGCCATCGAGGCCGCCAGGGCCTCCATGGAGCGCCTGCGCGACAGCACGCAGGACACCGTCACCAGCCTCCAGGATGAGCTGGACCGCCTCCAGGGCAACACGGCGGCCATCGAGGAGCGCCGCTACCGGGAGCGGATCCGCGAGCTGGAGGACCAGCTCCAGTACGCCGAGGCCGTCGGCGACTTCGAGAGCATCCGCAACGCCCGGCAGGCCCTGGACCTCGCCCGCGAAATCAAGGCCGTGAAGGACCAGGAGAACCAGGCGGCCGCCGCCGAACGCCGCGCCCGCGAGCAGGAACGCCAGCGCGAGCAGGCCGGATTCCTCGGCACCCGGGAAAATTCCCGAAGGGACAGCGCCGGCGCCGCGCCGTCCAATGGCGCAGGAACCACGACAATCAACCTGCAGGTCGGCGGCCAGCCCATCGGAGTCCTAGACGGGGTCGACGAGCGCCAGGCGAGGGCCCTGCTCGACGCCCTCGAGCGCGCCGGCCTGTCCAGCGCAGGATAAGCCATGCCCATCACTCTCGACGGCATCACGCTCCCCGACGACATCCAGTGGGTCGACGAATTCGCGGGCCACGGCGTCGGCCAGGTCATCACGCCAACGCTGACCGGCGCCCTCCTGGTGGAGGAGACACAGCAGACCCAGGGCCGCCCCATCACGCTGGCCAGCAACGGCGCCGCCTGGATGCAGCGCAGCGTCGTCGAGGCGCTCGGCGCCCTGGCGGCCACGCCGCTCGACGACGGCGAGACCCTGGAGCTGGTGTGGGCCGACGGCCGCACCTTCGACGTGGTGTTCGACCGCAGCCGGGGGCCGGGCTTCCGTGCCGCCGAGGTCCAGCGCCTCGCCGCCAGCATCCAGGGCGCCAGCCATTTCTACACCATCGACATCACGCTGCTCACCGCATAGGAGCCCGAAATGGCCATCAACCCGGAAGATGTGAAGCTCTACGAGAGCCAGGTCCTGAGCGACGAGGACGACGGCGGCGGCCGCGCCACCGGCATCGAGATCCAGGACGGCCAGGTCAACAACCTGTTCCCGGACATCAGCCGCCTGGACCGCACGCTCGGCGACGTGGCGCTCCGAAAGGCGTTCCTCGGCATCGCCACCGACAACGCCGACGTCTACCTGGGCGCCCACGCGATCATCGTGGAGCCGCCGGCGGACCCGAACGTCTCCGTCGTCATGTTCGACGCCGGCAGCGAGGATGACGAGCGGCTCCAGGCGCAAAACCGGATCGAGAGCTACGTCGTGCGCGGGAGCCGGGCGCTGTTCGAATTATTGGGGAACCAGTATGAGGGCCAGCGGCAGCTCGCGTGCGTCGCCCCCGTGGACCGGCAGGTTCCCAGCGCCGGCGACGTGTTCCTCCTAAAGCGCCAGGACGACAGCGAGGAACAATACGTGCGCGTGACCAGCGTCGAGCACGAAATTCTCACGTTCAGCTACCAGGCGTCGTCGACGACCTTCGTGGACTTCGAGGCCCGGCGCATTACCCTCAAGATCAGCGCGCCCCTCGCCGCGACCTTCTACGGTGGCGAGCCGACGCCGGCCGGCACCACGGAGAACGCGAGCACCGGTGAGCCGAAAAGCGAAGTCTTTACCACGGAGGTCGCCGACGCCGCCCGCTACTGGGGCGTGACCCGCGCCAACGCCGAAGTGGCCCCCGGCGACCTGGAAGTGAGCGTCGACGCCGTGCGAGCAAGCCTAGTGCCAAGCGCGCAAACGGAGCAAAGCCTGCCCGACCAGGTTATCGGCCTCGACATGAGGCTGGTCAAGCGAGGCGCGGACAGCACCTACACAACGTCGCTGACAGCGACGTACACGAGCGGGACAGAACTACAGGTGTTTCTACCCCGCGCCGCAATACGCGGCACCGTGGCGCTAACGCTCGGCGGCAGCGCCTACACGGATGACGGGTCCGGCATCCTCGCCCGGGCGAGCGGTAGCTTCCCGTTTTCGGAGTTGGAAATCGACTACGTGACGGGCCGCATCGTCGGCACCCGGGACGCCGGTACCGGCGGCGGCGACGTGGGCGGGAGCGTGACGTTCCAGTGCGGCGCGCCGTTTACCGGGCGGCTCAACAGCTACGATTACACGGTGACGTTAGGGAACCGCAGCTACAACTACAACTACAGCTTCCCCAACGCGAAGCCGCGCCCCGGCACGACCGTCGTCGCCTACATGGTGCAGGGCCGCTGGTACGAACTCCGCGATCCCGGCAACGGAGTCCTCGAGGGCAACGGCAGCGGCACCGTAAACTTCGCAACCGGCACGACCTCAGTCACGCTACAGGAGCTTCCCGACGTGGGCTCGGCGATTATTTTCAGCTACGCCGAGGACATCTTCGAGGAGCTGGAAACGCACGAAGGCACTTACGTCGATATGATCCCGGCGGTGAAGATGCAGCTACAGGAGGGCATAGATCCGAACTCGCTGACCATCACCTACACCGCGGACAGCACAACGAAAACCGTCACGGATGCCGGCGACGGCACGCTGACCGGGGACGGCTCCGGTCAGGTCTTCTACGCCACCGGCGAAGTGCGGCTCGTGCCCACGCACCTCCCCGACGACGGAACCGACATCACCGCCGGCTACGATCACACGACCGGCACGGAAACCGTCGCCGGCCCGCCGGTCGTTAGCAATGAGATTACCGACACGCTGCCCGACGCACCCATCGCCCCCGGCACGGTGAACGTGCGGACGCAAATAAAGAACGGCGGCGGCAGCGTGAACAGCTACTACAACGTGCTCGTGCAGGACGACGGCGCCGGCGGGTGGGAAGGTGGGTGGTCGGGCTCGATCAACTACGCGACCGGCGAGTACACCCTGCAAATCGGCAAGCCCTACACCCGCACCTATTACCGATTCGAGACCAGCTACGTCGAAGCCTAACGGAGGCCGCAGCTATGCCAGATTATGTCCCTACACCCGGCGGAGCCCCGACGCCGACGACGGTCGAAGTTGTCACCCGCGTTCCCGTCGTTCGCAATTTCAACGCCATTGCGGACCGGCCGATAGAGATCAAGTACAACACCGCGGCCAACGTCTACAACGCGGAGAACGAGACCCTCACGCCGACCGAGCTAGTGTTTGAGCTAGTGACCGGGACCGACGACCCGATCCTGCCGGGCTCGGTGCTCTTTACGCTCGGCACTCGGACTTACTATGACCGCGACGGCATCATCTACCAGGACTTCGACAGCAAGACCGGCGCCGGCAGCGCGGTCGGCGGTATCGACTACGCATCGCGCGAGGTAACGCTCAACGCCTGGGAGGGCGGCCAGGGCTCGGGCGTCACGATCCACGCCTGCGCCACCGTCGCCGCCGACGTTACGAATTCGGTGATGGCCTTCCGCACGCCGGGCGCACCGCTCCGCCCGGAGTCGATGCAGGTCACCGTGACCGACGAGGACGGCAACGTCATCACGGCGCAGGCGGACGCCGACGGCAAGCTCGAAGCCGGCTCGCTATTCGGCACGGTCGACGAGGACACCGGCATCGTGAAGCTATGGTTTACCACCGACCCGAGCGACCTAACCGGCGACTCCGACGTGCAGGTGTTCACGGACACCGGGCGCTACAACGCGGTCGTTTTTAGCTTCCTGCCGCTGGACGCCGAGCTAATCGGCCTCGACCCGGTGCGGCTTCCGAGCGACGGCCGCGTGCCAGTGTTCCGGCAGGGCGACGTGGTGGTGCTCAGTCACACCGCCGAGACAGACATCGGCACGCCGACCGCCGGCCAGGTGGAGACCCTTGCTCGGGACCACCAAGCCAGCATCGAGGTGGTCGATGCGAACGGCGTGGCACTGGACCCGGCGATGTACACGACTAACCGGACCGCGGGCACTGTGACCTTCGCGGACCCGCTGACGCTGCAAGACGCGGAGGCCGGCGCCCTCACAACCCCGCTGACTATCCGCGACCGCATCGAGCACATGAGCGTCGCGCAAGAAGTCGATATCAGCGGCCGCATCACCTACATTGCCCCGGTCGCCCATACCTTCCCCGCCGGTGAGACCGTGGTCAGCAGCGCGAAGGTGTGGGGCGACATCAACGCCAGGGTCTTCAACTTCTTCACACAGCGAACCTGGAACAGCGGGAGCCCGAACTGGAGCGACGAGCGCATAGGCGACGACACCACGGCGAACTACAACATCGTGGACAACCCGGTCGAGTACGCGAACAACGGCGCCATCACCGAGAAGTGGGCGCTCGTCTTTACCAGCTCGACCAGCTTCAATATCGTCGGGCAGACCCTGGGCGTGATCGGGACGGGCAACACGAGCGTAGACGTGGCGCCGGAGAACCCGAACACCGGCAATCCCTACTTCGTGCTCCGCGCCGCCGGCTTCGGCAGCGG